TCAGTGCGTTAATTCTTCGCTTTCATACTCTACATCCGAAACCTTAACCTCAAGCTCTAAGCCCGTCGTGTAGCCGCTCCCGTTAAGGTGGTGCACCACCCGGCTGATTATCCAAGCCTGCTCGTCTATAACGCGCTTAAAGCCTCTGACCGCTATCGGCGTTTCAGGAAATAAATCTGCCCTACCAATAGCCAGCGAGATTGAAAACTCCGCGACTCCGCGCTGAATTTTGTCCCACTTCGCCTGAGCTGCACGCATGGCCTGCGCCTTTGTCGCGTAGATGGTCGACAGCTCCAGCACGTTCTCAGACTCACCGACCATATACTCGCCCTCGCGCGCCTCCTGCTCTTTTCTGGCTCCGGCCTTTGACGTGGTTTTTGTCGCTTTTGGGTGTTGCAGCGCCCGCAGGTGCTGCTCCTTCGGCTTGCGCTTGAGCTTCACCTTTTGCTTTTGCGGCTTCGGGTCTTTTGTGTGCAGCCATTTAGCCGTTACGCCGGTGTAGGCTTCACGGTCAGCAATCGCAAACTGATGACGGTCGCCGTCGCCGCGTTCGATCGTCATCTGCGGGATGGGCTTGCCGCTGACCGTCCGACCGCTACCGGCTTTCAGGAACAGCAGTTTCCCCGCTTTCACCGACACTGATGCACCGTTACGGTCAGCAAGACGGGACAGAAACACCGCGTCGGATTCCTGCGTCTGGTCAATGTGAGGCACGGGGATCGCTTTCAGCGTGTCAGCCACGCTGGCCGTGAGTTTGTTACGCGCAGCGATGGTCTCAACAATGACGCCGAGCGTGGTGTCATGCCATGACTGCTCCCGGCGAGAGTTCAGCGACCCGCGAAAATCAGCGCTGCGCCCCCGTATAGTCAGCGTATCAGGAGCGCCCCGGTGCTCGATTTCATCCACCGTAAAACTGCCTTTTTTTATCAGAGCGCTACCCTGCCAGCCGAGCCATAAGGTTAACGTTGCTCCGCGCGGTGGCAGTGCGATTTGTCCGTCGGAATCATCGAGCTCAATGTCGAGCTGGTCGGCCTCAAATCCGCGATTGTCCGTCATGGTCAGACTGATTAGCCGGTCGCTAAAATCCTGAGTAATATCTTCGCTATCCTGCTTGAGCATAAATGCCGGTGCAATTTTCGCCCCGGCCTGAATATTCATTCCTGTAATCATCCCGCCAGTCCTCCCAGCCAGTTACCGGCAGACGTCACCAGATTGTCAGCCTGCGTTTTAAGGTCGCCGTAAATCGCCGCAAGCGAGTCATCGACCCGTTTCAGCGAGAGACTAAACTCGATTTTTCTGGCCGCGCCGTCGCTGAATAATTCGGTGTGCGTGTGGGTCACTTTATCGATGACATACATTCCGTGGATCATGCCCGTTCCGTCAATCAGCGGCCACGCTCTGCCCTCGTCGGCCATCAGCTCGATGGCTGTCAGTGACATGCGTCCGCCGGTTATTTCGGGATACAGCACGCCCGAGAGTGTGCGCGAGGTTTCCCCCTCCCCGAGATACTGATATGCCGGTGGCAAACCGATGCGGTCATTTGACGCCCAGCGGTAGTCCTTTGAATATTGCATGGACTGATGCGGCAGCGTGCGGCGCTCAAACACAAATAAACCCAGTACCATTAACATGTTTTAGTCCTCATCCATCATGGCGCATACTTGAGCGCTGGCGCGCTCTTTCTTCCCGGTCGAGTTTATCGACAGCTTCCCGGAGCCGCCGGTCAAGGTCAGTTTCCGGCGCAACGCCACCCGACAGAGTAATGTTGTATTCCCGCTTGCTCTGGTCGACATAGGACCGGCCAGCAGGCGCCGTCACTGGCTGGTACATCTGATAACCGCCATAAACGGAGGTCTGCGGGATATAAGACCCGTTTTGCGCACCGGCTGCGGCACTGGCTTTAGCTGCTGTCTGGTCGAGTACCTCTGATTCTTTTTTGATAACCCCGAACTTTTCCAGCAGCCAGTCGACGCCAGTGCGTAACTTATTGAATGAGCGGAGCGGCAGCATCAGCGCATCAGCCAGTGTTTTACCGACTACCACACCGACATTTTTGAAACGATCGAGCGTTTCCTGTGTCGCCTTAACCGGTGCTATCAGGTCAGTGAACCACTGCCAGACCCCACGCAATTTTTCGATGATGGAATCAAACACCGGCGTCAGCGGCGAGAAGATTTCCGTCACCGGCGCAAATGCCGCTTTCAGCCCCTCCACCACACCCGAAAAGAATGCGCTGATGGGCTCCCAGTATTTACGAATCAGGAGTGCCCCGGCCACCACCGCACCGGCGACCGCGACCACCGGCAGACTGATTGCACTGACAGCAGTCACTATTGCGCCACCGGCAACGGTAAAGACCGTTCCCAGCAGGCCTGCGGCGGCAATAATGGCATTAATCCCCATCACCACCGGCCACGCAATCAGGCCAATCCCGCCAATAACACCAATGAGCGCCAGCGCGCCACCGGCTACAACACCGATAGTGGTCGCCAGTGATTTATTGCGGGTGATCCAGCCATCGAGTTTCAAAACATATCGCGTGGCCGTCTGCGTCAGTTTGCGCAGAGCGTCCTCCTGTTGGAAAAACAGGTCAGTACCTACGGCCTCATAAGCAGACTGAAACTCTTTAAAGTCGCCGCCGAGATTGTCCTGCATGATTTTAACGAGCTCAGCGGTTTTTCCATCAGATTCCTGAATTACCCTCGTCAGATTATCCAGTTTTCCGCTTGCTGCTGCGGCCATTAATACACTGGCGGCGGAGCTGGCTTCCTCACCGAATATGGTTTTCATATATTCGGCTTTCTGGCCTGTCCCGAGGTTGTTGCGTTTAAAACTGGCCTGCATTTCTTTCAATATGGTAAATATCGGGCGTGTATTGCCCTTGCCATCCATTGTCTTTACGCCAAGCTCTTTAATGGCTTCATAGGCTTTTCCTGTCGGTGCCTGCAAGCGACTTAACACTGCACGGCCTCCAGTGCCTGCCATTGAGCCTGTGATTTTGGCATCGTGTAACGCGCCCAGCATCGCGGCGGTTTCTTCCAGACTGACACCGGCATCTTTGGCAACCGGGCCTACATATGTTAACGAATCACTCAATCCCTCAAAGGTGGCCTGAGTTTTATTCATCGCCATAGATATAACGTCAGCAATATGTGAAGCTTTATCATCAGCAAGACCAAATGCCGACTTGGTGCCAATGAGTAAGGTGGCGTTTTCCTCCATTGTTTTTTTGTTCGCCAAAGACATATCCAAAATGGCAGGGGTTTGCGCAAGAATCCCGTCTTTATCGGCTCCAGATTTAGCCACGATTACCTGTGCTGCTGCTGCGTCGTCCGCAGATGCGGCGGTATTGTCGCCGAGCTGTCTGGCCTGTTTGCGTAACGCCTCCATTTCGGGCGACTGTTTGTCGACCCCGAGCACGGCTTGCAGCTCAGAGTTTTTCTGTGCAAACGAATAGCCAGGCATCAGCAGTTTTACACCGGCCATGGTGCCAGCCGTGGCAACTCCGACACCGGCAGCGCCAGCCGCCGCCGCACTCCCCGCGAGGGATTTACCGGTCTGATACCGCTCCTTAACCCGGCTCAGCTTCGCCTGTTGCTGGCTGACCCGCGCCAGCGCCTCACGTTGCCGGTTAAGCTGGGCGGTCGTCTCGCTGATGCTGGTTTTAAGGCGACGCTCGTCAGCCGACAGCGTTCGGGTATTAATCCCGGCCTGAGCAAGCTCGGTGCGCTGGCGCTGTACCGACTGCCTGAGCCCGTTATATTTGAGTTGCAGGTCAGCAGCGGATTTTTTTGCCGCCTCCATCGCACGCGCCTGCGCTTTGGTAGGGTTTTCCGTATTTTTAAACTGGACGGCCAGCGCTGCGGCCTCCTGTTTCGCTTTGTTAAGCGACTGACCGGTCACGGCAAGCTGTGCGCTCGCTTTCCTGAATCCGTCAATTCGGGACGCCTGCGCGTTAAGGTCGCGCAGGGTCGTCTGTGAGTTGCGGATATCGCCAGCGAGGGATTTGCTGGCGTTCTGGATAGCTTTTAGCGGTCGGCTTGCCCGGTCTACTGCATTAAGCAGCACCTCGATCCTGACGTTATTGCTCATAGTGGTTTCCGCTTCGCTGTAGCGCCTTGTCGCGCCATGTGAGGAGCTCGGTCACGCTCAGGGAATACAGCTCTGATGGCGGCCAGTGAAAAATCACCGCGATATCCGCCATCAGGTCATCGACCGAAAGTTTTGCGGGGAACGTCAGCGAGCCGAAGATGGCGACAAAAAACCAATCACCTCAGCGGCGAACTGCATCAGGTCTGAGGCATCGAGACGGGCAATTTCATGCTCGGTGAGTGCCGGGTAAGTCATACGCGGCAGCACCTTAATCAGCGCGTCAACGTCAGAGTTTGCCAGCGAGGCCAGCGACACCCCGCGAAGGGTTCCCGCGTTAGGTTTTGAAACCGTCACCTCTACGATTTTTTGCTCGCCGCGCATCAGAGGGTTGTCGAGGATCACGACGTGTGGCTTTTTGGTTTCGGTGACTTCATTTTCGGTAACGCCGGTTTCGATGTTGTTTTCCATAATGTTGCTCTCGTCTAAGTTTAGTGACCGGCCAGCCTGACTGACCGGTAAAGAGGGTTACAGGCCAATGGCCTTGCGATGCTCTGCCAGACGGTCGACGCCGTCGACTTTCAGCACCATGTTGATGACGTCAATCTCGATGACCTCCTTGCCGTCAATCGTGAGCTGGTAGTACGCGCATTCGGTCGAGATTTTGGTCGTGCCGCTTTCGCCCTGTTTGTTTTCGCCGCCGTCGTACTCTTTGTGACGGCCACGCATGACCACCTCAACGGCAGAAATCGCGCCGGTGTCATCGCGCTGGTATGAGCCGGTAAAGCGCAACGGTACGCTGTCCGCGCCCGGTGAGGCGTACTGTGCCCACAGCTCGACGTCAGGCAGACCGCCGAGCGTCCACTCGCACGACAGCGCATCGTCATCGAGACCGAGGTCAATCGATACCGAGCCCGGCATCCCGCCGCCGCGGTATTTCTCAAGCTTACGGGTCAGCTTTGGCAGGGTGACGGATTCAACAACGCCCATGTAGCTCAGGCCATCGTTGAACATGTTCAGGTATTTCAGTTTGCGTGGTAATGCCATGCTCTCAGCTCCTTAGCTGTTGACCGACTCTGACAGGTTCGCCAGATATGTATCAGTGATGCGCTGGCGCAGGGTCAGGTTTTCCAGCGGCGGGACGGGGGTGTAGTCGTAATCGATATACAGTTTCCCCACCTTGAGCGTTTCCACGCTGTTTGACTCCGGGTCGTACCAGCAGGAGCCATCAACGATATAGCCGTTGTTTTTCAGCTCGCGGAATTTCGCATTGATACCGGCGACGATGTCGCGGATAAGCGTTGCGGTGACGGGTTTATCAATCGCCCAGGCGTGCGCCTCCGCCATCGTGTCGGCCAGCACCTGCGCCGTGCGGGTGTAGTTTTCAAAGAGAAATAACGGATCGTCGGAGCAGGTACGGTTGCCCCAGAATTTAAAGCCGTCGTTACGGATCAGCGTGGTGACACCGGCCTGATTTAACAGGTTCGCGTCGGTGGCTTTCTCCTGCAAGTCCCATGAGACCGAGGCACTGACGCCGGTGACACCATTCACGCCGACGTTAGACAGCGTTTTGTGCCAGCCCGTCTCCTGGTCGATTTTGGCACGCAGGCCGAGCGCGCGGGCGGTCGCCCATGCTATATCGGTCTGATTCGCCGTGGTATCCCACGCCAGAAAATCAGGGTGAATGACCATCAGCTCGCGCTGGCTGAAATTCTCACGGTAGGCGATGGCTTCGGAAATGGTCTTGCAGCCCCACGCGCTGATATAGCCAAACGCGCGCAGGCTCTGACAGGTCGCCGCGAGCGCGGTCGCCACTTCCAGAGAATCCAGCCCCGGCACGCCGAGAATGCGCGGCTTGACGCCGGTGACGGTTTTGGCGGTCAACAGCGCTTTAAGCCCCGTGTATTTGCCGTTTTCGTCGGTCGTGCCGATGATGTTTGAAATGGTCTCTTTCTGCGCTGCTTCCGGGTCGTCCGGGTCTTCAATACCTTCGGCAACGCGCACAACCACAACGACCGGCTTGCACTGGTCGGCAATGGCTTGCAGGGATTTTGACAGGGTGCCGAGCTTACCGGCTTTACCGATAGCGTTCTGCACGCTGGTAATCAGCACCGGCTCATTTAGCGGGAATGTGGAATCGTCAGCATCGCTGGCGGTGCAGACCATGCCGATGATAGCCGTCGAAACGGTGGAAATGGTGCGCGTGCCATCGTTAATCTCGATGACCTCGACGCCGTGATGATAGTCGCTCATCCGTTTAACTCCGTGGTTAAGGGGTGCGACTATTTTCTGGTGTGTGTGAGGTGTGAGAAACGAAAGCCCGTTGGGGGAGTGACAGCACAACGCGCAGTGACCGGTTGAGGTGTGCGGAAAGTGTAATTGATCGTTATCAGCGATCAATCACGGTTAATTGATCGCTGATAACCATTATCAATGAATGGGTATTGTCGCTATCGTTTCGCCATTAACGAGGAAGCGATAATGACGATTTTACTCTGGATTGTTGGTGGTCTGGCTGCATGGTGGCTCTTTGGGTTTTGCTGGCTCAGACTGTTTGTCGGTGACGAAACAGAAAAAGACTATGAAGAATGCCCCTATGACTAAACCCGCTTAACGCGGGTTTTTTATTACTCTGTTAACGGTGATTCAGGCCATTCAATTTCGTCAGGCTCACTGGTATCAACCCGGTTAAGTAAAACCCGGTATTTCTTCCACGCCGACAGGCTCGCCATTTCCTCCTCTGTCGCCATCGACAAATCGACCGCATCCTGCAAAGGGGCTATGGCCTGAGCTGCAACAGACAAGAGCTGCGCCTTTAATGACTCAGCTTTTTCGATAGCTTCCTCGCGGGTAGGCGGTTCGATGTCGACCCATTCCATACATTCTGATTCAACATTGTACTGAGGCGCTTTCCGGTCAGGTGAAACCATAAAGGCTTCATATTCCGCATCGGTTATTGTCATCAGGTCTGACGGAACGGGAATACCCTGTTCTTCATAGGTTCTGACAGTTTCCTCAAGGTAAAAGCTTTTATCTGTATTGCTGAAATATTTCTGCATATCAGTAACCCGTTACGTTTAAAAAGAATGTTCCGTTGCAGTTATGGGTTTCAATTTTCACCTGATTTTTACCGACAGGCGAACAGAGATAAAAGGATGCGGAGTTATTACCCCCTGCACCGTAATAACTCGAACCGATACCGAGTATCCCGTTAGGGAACGACGTAGGCAGTGTCACGGTTACAGTGGCATTGTTGCCGACTGAAATATTTCTTACAGACTGCATAAACACAGCACCGTTGCCGTGCGTGTAGTAAGCGCTGTTATTGCCTGTTGTCGTTTTACCCACCCCATAACGCGCATCCGACTCCGCTTTGGTATAGGCCTGACCCGCCGGAGTGTAATTGCCTTTTGGCTGGAAACGCCCGTCACTCTCAGCTTTGGTATAAGCGCCAGTTTTCGCCATATAACCCGCATCGGATTGCGCTTTGGTGTAATAACGGTTATCAAAATTCGCATAGCTGCCCGGATTCACCTGCCCCGGTATGGTGAAGTTTCCTTTAGTGTCCCACTTAAAATTAACCTCTGACCCGCCACTGCCTTTCATGTGCAGATGCCATGAAAGCTCATCGCCAGCGACCAGTGACCCAAACGAAAAAGCCCAGGAGTTTTTGCTGGCAATTGTCGCCTGTTGCTTGATAACCGGATGGTATTCGCTCGCGCCGGTTGTGGAATATGAATTAAAAAATGGCGCTTTCGTTTTATATTGCTCTACCCACGCAAACGCACCGCTATAACCCGCCGTAATCTCTTTAGTGGCATAGATCGTATTACTGACGGTAAGTGGCGTTTCAGATTGTAGTGCTCCTGTTTCAAGGCTTACACGCAATGGCCGAAGCGCGTTATAGGCTCCGTAAGCGTCTCCCTTATTGGTCAGCATGAGATACAGGTTGCTGCCGTCATTTCGCCAGAATGAGCCGTAGTTACCATAAGCAATGCGGAAATTGTTTGCGATGGTACTCTGAACCTCTGCACCCGCCTTGAGTACGCCACTCATGGTGTCGCCGGCTTTATTCACCGCGCCAATATCAGCCGGGGACGGTTTATTTGCCGCGTCATATTGCTTTACCCACGCTGACCACGAACCGCTGTATTGCGTACGAATGTACGAGCGGGAGCTGCTATAAATCCGGTAAACCTGCGTAATCCCGGCGTGCTTGTAAACCTCAAGCGACCCGGCAAACGCCTCCGGGTAATTCCTGCCTGATTGCGCATAAGCATTCATCGGCTGGAAATACAATCCCGCCGTGGTGTAGGCATTCAAGTCCATAGCGTTGCCAATTGCCACGGCCTGCCCGTTGAAAATATCCTGCGCGCTGATATTAAAATCATCAGTCAGCGCATGACCATTAATCTTTCGTCCTGATGGCACGCGTCCGTTGGCGTTGTCATTCGCGGCCTTAACGGCTTTCGGCGTCGCTGCGACGCTCTCAGACGTGCTGTCGGTTGCGCTGCTGAGCTGGACGATACCCTTTTGCGCCGTGGTGGCGTCCTGAGCCGTGTATTTCCCTTTCGCAAGGTCATACGCCGCCTTAACTGCTTTAGGCGTCGCTGCGACGCTCTCAGACGTGCTGTCGGTCGCGCTACTGAGCTGGACAATACCCTTTTGCGCCGTGGTGGCGTCCTGAGCCGTATATTTCCCTTTCGCAAGGTCATACGCCGCCTTAACTGCTTTAGGCGTCGCTGCGACGCTCTCAGACGCGCTGTCGGTCGCACTGCTTAACTGAGTGAACCCCTTATCGGTGAGCGTGGCGTCTGGATGGCGGCGGGACTTCTCATGCTCAGCGAGCTTGTCGTCGACGTAGTCCTGCGTTGCCATCACCGTTGAGGTGTCGATGGTCAGCTCGACTGACTCGATGTCGCTCACCATAATGACCATGCGCACGGTCTGCGCACGGCCTGACCCCTCCGCCAGCGCTGGCTTGTAGCTTTCGGCCATATTACCGACCGCTATCAGCGTGCCGGTGTCGTCATAAAGTCCGAGCTCACGCATCCAGAAACCGCCGGTCTCGGGTGGGATGAGCAACTCCGCCACGACATAATTTTTATTTTTCCTGTCCTGGCTGATTTTGTTCAGCGCATGACGCCAGACCTCTTTGACCAGCTTTGTCTGGTTCGGGTCTGGCACCGGCAGCGTACCGCCACCGTCACCGACGGCCATCGCCGTAAAATTGACTTTTTTCCCGTTCGGGACGGTCGCCGCCGCGAGTTTTTCGGCACCGGCTTTGGTGATGACCGTTTTATATTTCACTGTCATTGTGCTCTCACTTATCCGGGGTAAACCGTGATGATGTCGCCGTCATAGCTCAGGGCGCCGGTGTACAGATAGCCGGGAATGTCCTGAATAATATTGAGACCGATAAGATGGCGGCTGGCTGGCTTTGCATCGGCAATAAGCCGCTCCATTTCGTAATACATTTCTTCGGTGATGCCGGTCTCTAACACACCGATATCGAGGCGAAACGTGCCGGGCGGGTCGTTTGTCTGCCACCACTCAGACACGTTTATCAGGTAGCCGAGCGGCTCCACCACGCGGCGCACTGCCCCAATCGTTCCTTTGTGTGCGTGGATATACCAGGCGCTGCGGATCACATCCCGTTTGGTGGCCTCCGGCCAGTTCTCATCCCAGCGGTCAACGGAAAACGCCCACGCCAGCCACGGCAGGAGGTTTGCCGGGCAGTCGTCCGGGCTCCACAGTCGGCGCAGGGGGACGGGGGTATTTTCGATTTCAGCGCAGGCGCGCGCCGCCGCCACCTCAAGCGCCGAGGAGCCAACCGGTAACAGTCGGGTGTCATTCATCATTGCCCCCTATGGTGACGCTGTACTCGCTGCACCATGACGCCTGCGTGTCATCGAGCACAATGTCTGCCACCGGCGCGGCCAGCTCGACACGCTGCACGCCCTCGACGTGGAGCGCCGCATAGATGGCCGATTTACGGATGTCACGCCCGAGGCGGTGCTGAGCGGTGATATACGCCTGTAACTTTGCTCTTGCCGCACTGAGCACCGGCTCACTTTCGGGGCCGGGGTAAAGGTAAAGCGATGCGGTGATTTTGTAGTCGACGATTTTCGCTGACTGCACGGTCACGCGGTCGCCCACTGGCCTGACGTCCTCGTCGTTCAGCGCATCACGCACGATGGCGAGCAGCTCGTCAGAGGCCACGCCGTTATTTTCACGCGACAGCACGGACACGGTCACACACGCAGGCTCAGGACTGATGACGGAAATATCCGCGACACGCCCGTCGGCACTGCGGCCATGAAACTGATATGCGCCGGTTGAGCCTGCGGTACTCAGCCCCTCAGGCGCTTGCTGAATGCGCAGACGGTAGTCGGTGTCAGACTCCATCACCGCTGGTGTGGGCGGAAATGTCGTGTCGTCTGGCGGGGTGATGACGAGTCGCGGGACACTGGAATTAGCCCCAATCTGGTCGAGATCGCTTCCGGCAGCGTAAGCCAGCATGACCGCACGCGCGGCCTCGTTGACGCGCTGTCGCCAGATAACTTCCCGATAGGCGTTTTCCTCCAGCAGCTTAACAATCGGCTCTGATTCGAGCGTCAGCGTGCGCGCCACTGCCTCCTGTTGTTCCTCCGGGTATAACGAGACGAGCGTCGCCTTGCGCTCCGCGAGGATGGTCTCATAGTCCAGCACTTCCACGACATCAGGCGCGGCGAGCTGGTTAAGGTCAACAATTGCCATAGCGTTTAACTCAGTGGAATGGTGAGGGAAAAGGGCTGGCCGTTAGCCGAGCGCGTGCCGGTGATATCGACATACAGCCCACCGTCGGTCTCCGACCGCTCAAAGGTGATGGTGGTCAGCCTGACGCGCGGCTCCCACTTCTGGATCGCGGAATAGCACGCGGCCATAATCTGCAATCGCAGTGCAGGTGTCTGCGGCTGGTCAATCAGTGCCGACAGAAGCGAGCCGTATTCACGGCGCATGACGCGCGAGCCAACCGGCGTGACGAGAATGTCGCGCACGCTTTGCCTGATATGCTCAACCTCAGAGATACTGAGGCCGGTCTGGCTGTTCATTCCCAGATAACGCACTGTCATATCGGTGCCCCCGTTGTCCCGCCACTGTCGCCCGGATGTTTATGGAGGTGCAGCACTTTCCCGTTTGACGACAGTGACCCGCCGGTATGCTCGATATTCCCGGACATCGTTCCGCCTTTCTGCACTTCGAGCGTGCCGGTCGTCAGTTTGTTGGTACACACCACCTCAGGCGTATCGAGCGTGATGCGGGTCGAGGCCTTCACCAGCACCACCGGCACGGTGGCCGTAATGGAATCCGACGCGGTGACGTCGGCGGTTTTGATACCTGACACGGTGAGCGCACTGTTTTCGGGTTCGTACTCAATGACCGCGCCATCAGGGAAGGTAACGTGAAGCGCATCGGGTGAGGCTGACGGCGCGGGATTGTCATCTGAGAAAATGCCCGGCAGCACAAAGGCCGTATCAAGCTCACCACCGATGGCCAGTAATAACACCTGCTCACCAACGGACGGAGCCCACCATACGCGAGAGCGACCGGCGCGACAGGTGAGCCAGTTAAGCCAGGTGGTTTGCATACCGCCGGTCTGGACACGACACAGCCCCTCGTCGAGGTCGACGTCGGTCACGATGCCGGTGCGGATGAGGTTGCGGATCGCGCGTGCGATTTCCTGTAGAGAATTTAAATTATTCATACGGGAAGGATGCCGCCGGGCAAGGCCAGCGGCAATTAAGGCGGGTTTTATGAGGGATGGGACAACAATCAGCGGCTAAGATGTTTGATAGTCAGCGTTTCGACGAGCTGTTTATCCGCCTGGCTAAATCCGAGTAGCTGGCGCTCTGCGTACTGCACATCCTGAGCGTGCACGTTTGGCCGGTCTTTGAGGCCGTACTGATGGACACGCGCGATACGCTGCGCATTTCCGGTAAATTCCACCACAGCACCGTTTTCACGGCCACTGGCTTTCATGTACCGGTTAGTGCGCAGTTTTTGAAACATCGCCCGTTTAATTCGACCATTTTTGGCTCTCAGCGGCTGGCGCTTTCGCGCCTGATACGGTGAGCCATCAGGGGCTTTTTGCTGTTTGATACGTTGCTGTTGCGCCGTTCTGAGTTGCTTCGCAATCTCACCGGCAAGCTTCCGACGCCCTGCGGGTGACAGGGCAGCAAGCAGCCCCTCGAGCTGGTTATCAAAGGGTTTAAAGTCACTCATCCCACTTGCTCACCAGTTCACCGTTGATATAGAGCTCTTTTGGACGCGTGACGGGTTCAGGCAGTGGCGGCTCCGGGGCATAGCTGACATGCAGCGCGCCGTTTTCCTCCCTGATGATGGTGCGCTCGGTGAGCTGGAGGCTGATACTGATATCAACCGTATCCTCGTCGTTTAAATCCATCTGGAAGCGGTAGCCCTTTTTATGCCCCTCATCGAGCGTGCAGATATCCGGCTGGTTTTCCCTGAGCCACGCGGCCACCGGCACGAAAATCAAATCAGGATCGCCAACAAAATCGCACACGATCACATTCAGGGTGTAAATTTTCTCGTGGGACAGGGAGGCCGCGAGCCGTGCATCGATATTCCCCTCGTCGGCAAAAATGCGCATCATCTCGGGGTTGGTTTTAAGCTGCGGGACGGCGTCAGTTAGCGCTTTTCGCAGGCTGATTGCTTTCTTCATCGAGTTTATCCTGACAGGCTTTGACGGTTTCAATCTGTAACGCGCAGGCGGCGAGCGCGTGCTCAAGCCTGCGGATATCTGCACTCAGGTCGCCATTAGTGGCCGGGTCGCTTCCCGGCATCGGGCAATAGCTCACTTTCGGGCAGGCGCTGTAAACAATGACCGGCGGAGGCGCAACCGGCGCGGGTGTGCATCCTGCGCACAACATCAGGCAGCTCAGCGCTGTACCAGCGGCGTAACGTTTCATTTTCATTCATCAGTCTCGTAATGGTTTCTTCCCGGCGCACGGCCATCGCACCGGCAGCAATCAGCTCACCACGTAAACTGACCTGTGCGGTTTCATTTCGCCTGGCGATTCCCTGCGAAACGGAAAGCTGATTTTTCAGCATTCCGATCACGTTTTTCTGTTCGGTCGCGACCTTATTTGCCCGGTCAAATGAGCGCCGAAGATTACCGTTCTCATGCCTTAACCAGAGCACAGCCGCCAGTGCCAGACCTGCGGCAATCAACATCACAATGAATCTGGACACAGACCCGCCTCCTCAATGCGCTGACGGTATGCGGTGCGCACTCCCTGAAAGGTCAGGACGCAAATCAGGTAAAGCAGCGCGGTAAAGATCCAGCCAGCGCCGAGCAGACATCCTATGGTTACGACAAAAATAATAAGAGACCATGCGCGACGCGCCTTAGAGGGCTTGTTACAGAAAACAGCGCGGAAAATTTTCATTATCCCGGGTTTTACCGGAATACCTTTCCCCGCATTTCGTAGCCAGTGGTCAAAAACAGCCACACCGGCGAGGCTCGCCGTAATACAGACAACACAGCCAAACAGCGCCCACGCTGCAACAAAATTAAGTGCTGCACTTTGCGGCGAAGCCAGCCCCCACAGCAGGAATACAGCCAGCAGGACATCTAACATCAGAGAACGCACGTATTTTTTCATTGAGAAACTCCTTTCAGACAATAAGCACGCTCACGCGCGCGGCGATTTTCCAGCCCTTTATTGATTGAGCCATTCACATAAACCCAGCGGGTGAGCTGGTCGCACGCCTGCCACCATTGGTGTCGCTTGATATACGAGACCAGCGTCGACCGGCAGGCCGCGCCGGTTCCCACGTTGAATGAGAAGCTGACCAGCGCGTCGTAAATGTGCTGCGGCATTTCTACCGGCACGCAGACTGCGAGACGCCTCTCGACGTTCATCACATCCGCGACGAGGTTCGCCGCCGCCTGACGTTCTGTGATTTCCCCTTTCGGGACGACACCGGCAGTGTGGCCGATGCCTGACGTCCACACTCCCGCGCTGCACTGGTAAGGCGTCAGGCGACAACCTTCGAGGTCGGCAATCAGCGCCAGCCCCTCGGGCGAGGTGTTAAGCAGACGAAAGTCAGGCATCAGCGCCGCCAGCGCCAGCACTGCGGCCACACTGCAACGTTTAACGATTGATTTCACGAATAGCCCCCTTGTTGAGTCCGAGTGACGTCAGATAGAGGTACGTTTTGCGCTTAAACCAGTAGTTCGTCAGCGCGGTAAAAATGGCGCATCCGCCGCCCACGTAAAGCGCCATCTTTTCGGGCGACATTGCGCCGAGGTACGCCAGCGCGACGGCCAGCCAGTAGGCGATAAACGTGGTGATTTTCTCCATACTCAGTCCCATAGATTCACCGTTTCGGTTCTGGCCGCGCTGTCGGTCTCGGGCAGTTCAATTGCCGTGCCGTGCGGCAGGATGACGCCGAGCTCAGACAGGCCGGGATTCGCTTCTAAGACGGTTTCGACCACGCCCTCGGTGCGCCCGTAGTACCGCACACAAATCGCGTCGAGGGTGTCGCCCTGTAGCGCATACGCTTTCATCAGATTTGCCCCACAATGCAGCGCGCTTTGTCCTGGATGCGCGCCACAGACCAGCGCATATCCCGCCACATTTCATCGATAGTGCTGTCGATGCTGTCGGCCTTTTTGTCACCTTTGGCGGTCGCATCCACGCCGCGAAAACGCTCGTAAAGCGTGGCGGTCGTCATGGCACACACGGCATTGAAGTAATGGAATACGCGCACACTTTCGCCATCGAGCCTGTCGGTCGGGACATCCGCCAGCGTGGCGTAACCGGCATCGAGCTGACGCTCGCGCCATTCGCCCAGCTCCGCGTTCGTCTCTGCGATGGCGGTCTTAATTGCCCGGCGCAGGCGCACAGGGGAAACGGTCTGCTCTAAACGCATTTCCTCACGCACCCGCTTCGGATCAACATCAGGAAAAAACGGGGTGTTTTTGATTACCGGCTCGCTCACGCCCGGCGGCGGTATCACCACGCCCGGCACATCCTGCGGCTCTTTTTTTTGCTCAATAATCAGCGTCGTCATGACAACCTCGGGTAATAGGTGGGCGGTGGACGCCGGTCGCAGTCAGGGCAATTGATACCCGCTTTGACCGGCGTGCCGCCCGGCTCGGGGAGCGCTCGGTTAACCTGCGGCTTTTGCCGCCTTTGGTGGACGCCCGCGCCGTGCCGCCGGTTTGGCGGCAGGTTTGCGCGTGCGCGGTTTAGTCGTTTTGGTTTTCGGTGCCGGTTCGGGTTTTGGCCTGAGCTGGCGCTCTAACTGCTCGATATCCTTTTTCACACCGATTGTGCGTTCTAACTGGATCGCACGTTGCAGGTGCGCCAGCGCCTCGGGCAGTTGATTCGCATCACGCAGGACATAGCCGGTGATTTTGTGCAGCTTCGCGCGCACGATATCGGGCATGTCAGCGCGTTCAGTCAGCGCAATGGTGTCGAGCAGGTTCGCCAGTTCGACCGGCTGTTTTGCAGCGAGCAGGCGCTGCGCGGCCAGTGCCACCTCTTCGGCCAGCAGGTAAGGCGTCGGACGTCGACCGGTCGGCATGGTCAGTCCCCAGGTCATGGCGTAACGGGCAATTTCCAGCGCCCCGGCGATATCGTCAGCATCGAGACGCCACAGCATGACCGTCATGACGATGTCATCCTGCGCGCCCTTGCCGTTTGCGAGGACGCCAGCCACCCACGGCAGATAGAACGGCAGCAGCTCACGCTTTTTATCTGCCTTTCGCTCATTGGATCGGATTTGTTTTAGCGTGCGGTTGTCTGCGGCCAGCTTAACGAGCATCTGCTCATAGGCAGTTGCATTGCGCAGCGGGACAGCAGCCCGCCGCGCTGTTTCAGAGGCCGAGACCCGCATCATGTGACGCGCTGCGGGACTCGTCATGGCTTACTCTCCGCTTTCCGGTGCAGCAGGTGCGGTGAAGTCACCTAGCTTGATATTTTCAATCAGGCAACCGGCAGCGTATGCCTCGACCACGTAATCGGTATTCATTGACTCGTAGTTTTCGATGCGGTCTTTCTTCGGGTTTTCGATGATGCTGCGGCGATGCGCGTCATCCATGAAGTAGATAGACAGGTTATCGAGACGCGTCACCATCAGGGCATTCGCCGGGAAGTAAGGCACGCGCACGGCTGGCAGGTTGCCGATTCGCTTCTGGCTGATGATGATGTCAGCGGCCAGCGACTCGCTGTTTTCCTGCTCTTTGTTGACGATAGGGAAGTATTTATCCGCCATCAGCTTGCGACCGGTGATGACAACCAGCTCCGGGTCATCCTGATAAATCTCGTCAATCAGGTTGCCGGTGGCATCCATGACCAGCGCGTCGAGGTTCGCATAGTCGCCGTTTTTACCCACGCGGATCACATCGGAAATGACCGCGCCGTCCTCGTCGGTGATTTTTGACATCACACGCGCTGGCGCTTCATTGCGGTACTTCTGCAACCAGCCAACGGCCACATCCTGAAGCATCGGATTTTTTTTGCGGTCAGATTTTGCGGCACGCTCGATGCCGTTGAAACCGGCCATGATGAAATCGAGCGCCTGACGCTTGATAATGGCGTTACGGATACGGGTCTGGAAGTCCTGGAATCGCGCCCACAGGTCGAGCTGTTTGTAGCGGATATGGAAGTCAAAGTTAATCTGCGCGCACTCGTATTTATTGGACTCCAGCGCAGTAAAATCAGCGGTTTCACGCTCGCCATCGCCGTCAGTATCAGCGGTGCTCGCGATTGTGCCGTTAACGCCCACACCGACCTTTTCGCCTTTCAGCTCGTCGACCGGCACGATGTTAATTTTGGTCAGGAATGAGGACGATTCCTGCACGGTGTCCATCATGGTTTGCGTGACCGACGGCTCGACGGTGAATTTCTTCGCCACGTCATCGGTGGAAATGTCGTTCAGCTCCGCGACGCGGGTCAGGTAGGCATTGAATTTAAAGCGGGTTTGTTTACGCATGGTTTTTCCTGTTCGGGTAATAGGTATCAGGCCGGGCGGCGCGCCCGGCGGGTTTTCAGCAGTTGGTCAGCAGCTCGTCGCCCGTACCACCTTTTGAAAGCTCGCGGCGCGGCTGGCGCTGGCTTTCGGTGTTATCGAGGGAGTTTTTGAGGTCGTTAAACGCCTGAGTGCTTTCTTCGGCCTTGCTGGTCACGTCCTGCTTAAGCTGAGCCAGTTCGGTCTCAAGCTCGGTGACGCGCTGGTCGGTGGCGGTGAGGTTGGTTTGCACCAGCTCGGTGACGGTCGTCACAGCCTCATGCACATCTGCAAGACGTGCGTCGTCGCTGGCCTGTTTACGGCTGAAAATGGCCTTTACCTTGTCGGTCAGGCTGTTCAGCATGGTGTCGGGTACGTCCTCAAATTCCAGCTCAGCCAGTGAGGCCACAGAGAAGAGATCGCCCGGCTGGTCTTTTTTACCGGCGAGCGGATTTTGTGTGGCGCGGCTACAGAATTCGAGGTATTCGGTGCCGAGGCTTGCCGGGTCATCGGTGACGGCGAGGCCAACCAGATAGCACTTGCCACTGTTGGCAAAATTCGGGCGGATCTCCATTGAGGTGTAAACCTTTTGTCCGGCCTTAACCATGCTGACCAGCTCGTCAAGGGGCTGGATTTTGCCAAACAACGCCTTTTTGCCGTCGAGCGCAGAGCCATCGCTGATAACCTCCGCTTTTAGCTCAACTACATCGCCGTATCGCTTAAACAGACTGTCAGGCAGCAGCCCCCGGATATGTTCGAGGTTAATGCGGCAGCCGTAGACGCGCGGGTCGAACGTGTCGGCCATTTCCTGAATGTCATCAGCGCTGATGACGCGGCCATCGCAGGTGTCACCCTCGACGCCGATGCGAAACCATTTAGAAACTTTCTTTGCCATTGTTCAGGTGTCCTGATGTTGGGTTTTCGGGTCGGGGTTAGTTTCCCGACTCAGCCCCTCATCAGCCACCTGTTGCGGAAGTGCAACCCCTGACACAACAGGGGCTTAGCGATTAAGCGCGGTCATTTCCTTAGCCTTGCCTCGTAACATCAAAACGAGGTAAGCATGACCATTTCAACTGACCTTTCACTACTCAATGACCCGCGACGACAGGCGCGGCTGTTGTACTGGCAGGGGTTCGCCGTGCCGCAAATCTGCGACATGCTGCAACTCAAGCGCCCCACGGTGCAGAGCTGGAAACAGCGTGATGGATGGGAGGAAACTGCGCCGATTAACCGCGTTGAATCGACGTTAGAGGCGCGCCTCATTCAGCTTTACGCCAAGCCCGACCTGACGCCGCACGACTTTAAGGTCGCTGATTTTCTGTCGCGCCAGATGGAGCGCCTTGCGCGCGTGAACCGCTACAGCCAGACCGGAAACGAGGTGGATTTAAACCCCAACATTGCCAGCCGCAACAAAGGGGATCGCAAAAAGCCGAAACGCAATTTCTTCAGTGAAGAAGCGATTGAAAAGCTGGAAGAGATTTTCTTTGACCAGTCGTTTGAATATCAGCTCAACTGGCATAAGGCAGGCATCGCGCACCGTATTCGCCACATCCTCAAATCGCGCCAGATTGGCGCAACGTTCTACTTTGCGCGCGAAGCGCTCCTGCGCGCCCTTAAGACCGGCCATAACCAGATATTTTTGTCAGCCAGTAAAACGCAGGCTTACGTTTTCCGTAAGTACATCATCGCTTTTGCGCGTCTGGTCGACGTCGACCTGTCAGGCGATCCGATTGTCATCGGCAACAACGGCGCAGAGCTGATTTTCCTCGGGACCAATTCCAACACCGCGCAGAGCCACAACGGCGACCTGTACGTCGATGAGATTTTCTGGATACCCAATTTCCAGAAGCTGCGAAAAGTGGCCTCCGGTATGGCCTCGCAGTCGCACCTGCGCACCACCTATTTTTCGACGCCGTCGACGCTGGCGCACGGCGCTTATCCGTTCTGGTCAGGCGAGCTGTTTAACCGGGGACGCAGTAACCGCGACGAACGTGTCGACATCGATATCAGTCATGAGGCGCTTGCCGGGGGCATGTTATGCGGGGACGGCCAGTGGCGGCAGATTGTCACCATTGAGGACGCGCTCGCCGGGGGCTGTACCCTGTTTAACCTCGACCAGCTCAGACAGGAAAACAGCGCGGATGACTTCCGTAACCTGTTTATGTGCGAGTTCGTCGACGATAAAGCGTCGGTATTCCCGTTCGAGGAGCTCCAGCGTTGCATGGTCGATGCGATGGAAGAATGGGAGGACTTCGAGCCATTCGCCGACCGTCCGTTTAACTGGCGTCCGGTCTGGATTGGCTACGACCCGTCACACACCGGCGACAGCGCAGGCTGTACGGTGCTGGCTCCGCCACTGGTTGCCGGTGGCAAGTTCCGCATCCTTGAGCGTCACCAGTGGAAAGGCATGGATTTTGCTGCGCAGGCCGAGGCCATCCGTGCGCTGACTGAGAAATACACGGTCGACTATATCGGCATCGATGCGACCGGCATCGGCCAGGGGGTTTACCAGCTCGTGCGCTCATTCTTCCCGGCAGCGCGCGCCATCCGCTACACGCCGGAAATGAAAACCGCAATGGTGCTGAAAGCGAAAGACACCATCCGACGCGGGTGTCTGGAGTATGACGCCGGTGCGACCGACATCACGCAGTCATTCATGGCTATACGCAAAACCATGACCAGCAGTGGCCGCAGTGCCACCTATGAAGCCAGCCGCAGTGAGGAAGCCAGCCACGCGGATATCGCATGGGCGACCATGCACGCCCTGTTAAACGAGCCGCTTTCCGCCGGTAGCGGTATGCATTCAACCTCGATTCTGGATATCAACTAAGATGAAAAAACGCCAAAAGAAACAGCCAAAACAGACCAACATGACCGCCAGCGCACCGCAGAAAATGGAGGCGTTCACCTTTGGCGAGCCGTCACCCGTTCTGGATCGCCGCGATATTCTCGACTACGTCGAGTGCATCAATAACGGCAAATGGTACGAGCCGCCGGTCAACTTCTCCGGGCTGGCGAAAAGCCTGCGCGCCGCCGTGCATCACAGCTCACCGATTTACGTGAAGCGCAACATCCTGACGAGTACCTACATCCCGCACCCGTTGCTGTCCCGTCAGGATTTCAGCCGCCTTGTGCTCGATTATCTGGTTTTTGCTAACGGCTATCTTGAGAAGCGCATGAGCGTGACCGGCCAGCTCATGAAGCTTGAAACCTCCCCGGCCAAATACACCCGCCGGGGTGTCGAGGAGGATGTTTACTGGTACGTGTCGGATTTCTCGCACCCGCACCAGTTCGCCCCCGGCTCAGTCTGTCATCTACTTGAGCCTGACATCAATCAGGAGCTGTACGGGATGCCGGAATACCTGAGCGCGCTTAATTCTGCCTGGCTGAATGAATCCGCCACGCTGTTTCGTCGCAAGTATTACCAGAACGGTGCGCACGCGGGTTACATCATGTACGTCACCGACGCGGCGCAGAGCAGCACAGACGTCGAGGCGCTGCGCTCCGCGATGCGTGACTCGAAAGGGCTCGGGAATTTCAAAAACCTGTTTTTCTATGCCCCGAACGGGAAACCGGACGGCATCAAGATTGTGCCACTGAGTGAAGTCGCCACGAAGGATGATTTTTTCAACATCAAAAAGGTGAGCGCCGCCGACCTGCTCGATGCGCACCGCGTACCGTTCCAGCTTATGGGCGGTAAGCCAGAAAATATCGGCTCAATGGGCGATATCGAGAAGGTGGCGCGGGTATTTGTGCGAAACGAGCTGACGCCGTTGCAGGAGCGTTTCAAGGAAATCAATGAATGGCTCGGTTTAGAGGTGATCCGCTTCAAGGATTACAACATCGAAACCGAGTAACCCCCCGCCAGAATGCCGCCTCTGGGCGGCATCCCCTCAGAGCAAGCCAGACGCCGCACACGCGGCGCAACTGCCCCAACACCTCATTAGCCGACCGCATCCATCAGCGCGCCGCCACGACGCGCACAGACGCGCAAAATAAATCCTGTAACCACTTCTGGCGCGCAGTGCTATCCCCGCCTCGCCTGCGCGCTTAACGGGGCGCTTTTAATGCAGGTGCATCATCAGCCCCGAGCCGCGCCAGCGCTGGCGCTGGCTGGCAAACGCAGGAATAAAAATCGAATGCAAACTCATGCACCTGATGCATGCGCCGCTAAAACAGCGAAAAATTCGTTATAAATTCGTCGCTTTTCGACCCGACCTCATCCATTAAGAGCAGATATTGCATTCCCTCGTTCAGCGATACAGGCCGCTCATATTCAATCATGAAAACATCTTGATATGTGCGCCCTAACCAGTACCCACCGCCGCACTCTTTTGGACGTTGAAAGAACACCCACCCGCCCGGTTTAAAGTGCTCTAAAACCCCACCACGATAGACAACCTGAAATTTCGAGTCACTGACGCCCATATAACCTCCGCAAAAAAAGACTGTATATATATACAGTCTTTTAGCAGATATCCGGGGTAAACGCTAACGCCTCGCCGGGCTCGTTGTTCAACACCACCGGCACTGAAAGCAAGTTTCAGCACCGGTGGCGTTTGCTATCGTCGACGTGGCGGCGGAATTATGGGACCCCTCGCCGGTGCGAACACCTCAATTTTCGGATTGCTGATGTCGACACATTTTGTGAATTCCATTATTTAAGACTCTCTATCGGCGAGCGATAAAGCGGCTCCACCGGGACGCCGTAACTCCTTGCAGTCACCTCAGCCGCCCCAATCTGTGAGAAAAGGCTCCCGTTCGCGGCGTATTTGACCGGTTCGTCGGTCAGTGCTGCCAGAGCGATTTCCAGTGCCGTAATTGTTTTCCGGTTATAGTTGTTATCCGCTAGTGGTTGCGACTTTATCTGTCTGTGAAACATGTCGAGCTGTCGTGTGACGTGCTCTATTAACTGCTCTTTAGTGAATTCCATTATTTAACTCCCAGCAGCAAACGTGCCGCCTCAACAGTTACCCACGACGGCATCGCAACGCCTGATTGACTGCCATTACCGCGACGTTCGCCCGTATCACATTCGGCATAGAGCCTCGCCAGCATCGCCTCAACATTAGATTTGCGTTTTTCAGCTTTGACCAGCTTATCTGCCAGCTCAGCAACCAAACCGATACCGTGCTCATCAAGCGTTGCCAAAACCGCTGTTATCCCTGTTTCGTCATCAATGCGGGATATAATCCCGACAGATTTATCCCCTTTCGGATGACCTAAATCGAATGCACACCAGTAATTATCTGTATGAATCAAATAAGTTTTCATAAATTCCATTCCTGTTGAGTTAAATTTCCCGGCCACTCATTAGCTGCCGGATATCTGAATTTTTTATCGCCATAAATCACCGTTGCCCCACGCGCCAGCGCATCGAGCTCCCACCGTTCCGGGGTAATGCCCTCCTGAGCCAAATCGAAACGAATTTTCGCGACGCGATCCCTTTCGGGTTTCGTCATCCTGGCTGATGGCGCCAGCTCGCTCGTTTTGAGCGGCGCATTGCTTCTTTGCTGTCGATTTTTGCGCGGCGCCCCAGCTTTTAACGCCCCGCTAAGCACCTTCACGACTTCCGGCTCATTCCAGCCGATAACCCCGCGCTCAATCAGATTTAACACCGCTGCGGCTTGCTCAGACGGTGTGGGGGTCATAACTGGATCGTCACCGCCGGTGAGCTTTCCACAGTTATTGACAGGACTCCGAGGCGCGGCAGAGCCGCTTTTTAAGGTCAAAGGCTCAACGGCCAAAACCTTTGGAACGATGCGCCATTCGGCTGTGCGGGTTATACGAACACGGTGAGCCCCGAGGTGAGGGGCATAAATACCGACCACCCTCTCGATATCTTCCTCGTATTCGTTGACCTCCTCCGTCACCTTACGGGCGACCCTGACGGCCTGAGCATCACGCTTAATGTTTGCTCCTCCCTGTGCGATGATATACAGGTCAAATTCACCTTCATCAGCAGCAGCCCGGACAGCCTCGACCCTGTCGTCAAACTCACTGGCAATGCTCACCCCGCGCGGCAGCTTGCGCAGTTCGCGGTAAGCGCCCATCGTCGGCAGGCCAATCGGTTTAAACTGCGGGATGCGCCATGTAGACGCCCATGCGGTGACGGCTGCGGCCGTATCTTTCAGGGGCTTGCCGGTGTCGTGGTCGAGCTGGCCGTCGAGCGCGTAGCCGTCGATATTTTTGGCAATGTATTTAGCGATATAACCCGCCGCGCCGCCCTGATTAAGGTGACGGGACTCAAAGCGCTGTTTTGCCGCGCCCTTTTCGTGTCCGTCCTCTTTGAGAGCATAACGACGCATAATTTCGTTGATGGCTTTACGCTGACCGGGTTTGCAAAACAGCATCATGTGCCAGTGAGGCGTGCCGTCGTGGTGCGGTTCGACAACGCGTATCCCGTAAACTTCTAAATCGTTATCTTTGAACGCGGTACGCATCAGGCTCCAGATTCGGCAAAGATAGCGCTGGCCGTCTTTTGGCGTGAATGCGCTTTCGTTCCAGCCGTGGTTGAGCTGCACGGTTTTGCTTTCGCCTTTCCCGACCTGTCGGGTCGGGTGGTATTTTGATGGTGTGGTCAGTGTGATAAACATCCCCACGTCACCCACGCTGGCCGCGTAGCGCTCAATCCCGGCGATGGTGTTCATCAGCTCCATGCGACGTATTTCAGGGTTTGAAATACTCCCCATGACTTTGCTGATGAGGTCGATACGCTCGCCGGTGACTTTGTTTTCGAGCTCGCAGGATTTCAGATATTCGAGATTAGCCAGGCGCCGCGCATGAACATCGCGGATCGCCATTTTGCTTGCGTAGGGGGAGCGGTCTTTATTGACCTCACCGGCAGCAATGAGCAGCGCCTCGCGCCAGCGCATCCGCTGCGCCTTGAGCTGGTTAACCCACCACTCATCCTTAATCAGACGTGAAATAGCGGAAAATGCCATGCGGATCGTCATCTGACCCTTACGGTATTTTTTCCAGTACATCGGGGTGAAGTTGAAAGCGCGCGCGATACCGGCAACCTTCCCGTATAGATGCGACTGCGCCTCATCAGTGAAAAGGGTTTCTTTGCCGCCGTGCGCGTGCGCCCAGGCGTCGCTCAGTTCCTCGTATCTGCTCCAGAGCTGCGAGGCTATTCTGGCCGCAAATTTTCTGAGCTCTTTGTCGTTCATATCCGGCAGGCGTGCATATTCATCCCGCGCAGACATAAAGCCAATCGAGGCGGATTCATTCATCCCGCACAGCTCATTCACACGCTCAAGACGCGGCAACAGCTTGCGCTCAAATGTGTTTTTGAGGAAATACAGCCCACCCAATGGACTCTTTGTGCGGCGGATGAAGTTATAACGCGAGGTAAACAGCGTTTGCAGGAAAAACGGCAGGCGGTCAATCCGGTTTAAAACACCTTGCACCTGACGGAGTTCGGCACGTGTAAGGGGTCTGTCGCGGCCAATGGCCTCGCGGGATTTGTTCCACGGATAAGCACCGACGAAACTATCACCGGTGCTTTTTGTTAGTGGTGGGGGTGGCGAGGGGGCAACGCGCCCCCGGGTCTCAACGGCCATTTGCAGTGAATGCTTCCAGACATTTTTGACCTATCTGCTCGACCTGCTTCTCTAACTCTGAAAACTGACGAGCTTCACCGGTTAAAATGTTATGCAGCACCAGACCGGAAACGAGCTTGCTGATTGTTGGATAATAGCCAACGACATCGAGCCACTCTTTACCTGCATTTTTTCCAGACTTAGCGATTTTCCTTTCCTGCAAAATAAACTGGAATTGGTCGCTGGTAATTACGAATTTATTATCGATAACAATATTAATGCTCATAAAACACCTGATAGTTTATTGCTGATTCAAAATAGAATTGTGCAGCTTTTCGGATTCCTGCCCCAACAGCTCGATGATTTCCGTGCGGTTCATTTCAGACTTGCAAATGTGAGCTATCAGAGAATCAAGCGCAGACGCGAACCGGGTCGCGGTGACTAGCTGCGCCTCGACGGAGGCCTGCGCTAACAGGGCTTTCATATTGTTGCGAGGTACTGATATTTCTTTATTCATTTACCCGGATCCAGACAAAAAGAAGTCCCACGCATTCAAGCGCGTAAAAAGGTTTCCCATTTAATTAATGCAAATATTGCTCAGGCTTAACCGAGGTTAAAATAGTTGGGGCATATTCAAACAAACTGAATAATTCACGCAGCGCTCTGAATAATTGCTCCCGCCAATAACATGAATCTTCATTAACGCGCCAGTAAGGTTGATTAAACTCTTTCTCAGTTAATCCGGCATGAAGGAATAAAGTGCGGCGCTGGCTTACTGTCAGATAACTTATATACGTCGATTCACTGGCTCCGACCTGACGACGTTTAGAAAATGCGCCGCGCAGCTCGTCAATCGCGCAGGCCAGACGCTCACGATCTACATCGTTCATTTCTTCAAAGCGCATGGTCGCGTGACGTTGTTTAAGCTGAGCATGAAAACAGACCGTCAGGCGGTCGCGTTCCATCATCTGATTGTAAAAATCGCAGGAGTCCTGCCAGCGAGCTTCTGCAAGATGTTTGCCGATGACAACGCGCAGTGCAGCAGGTTGTTTTTGTACTAAATCAAGAGTCATCACAGCCATTTTGACACCTCTTTGATTTTCATAATGCGCTTAACAACAGCGGCTAAAATGCCAGGCTTACGGGTACGGATAATGATGCCCTTACGTCCCCGGCCGTGGGTGATGGTGAAGTTAATCGGGGTCGGGCTCTCGTTACGGAGTAACTGAGCAATGCAGCGTGGCTCATTCATAGTCATAGCCCCATCCACAACAACCATGCATCACGTTGTTCAGCCGGGCGGTTATAAAACGCCTCACGAACACCGCGATTGAACTCAGGAATGAAAACAAGCTTGTCACCGGCACGCGCTTTCGGTTTTGCCGGGTCGCGAAACTCAATGACCGGCAGTTTGTTTTTTTCAATCATCGCTACTACTGCGGTGCGAGGTTTTCCCAGCAATTCCGCGAACTTATCAGGGTGAACCGCGTCAAGCGGATACTGAATAACGTAGTCGTTTGCTTCCATAACACACTCCATTCTCATGTGGTTACATGCTAACCTTGCAAGATCCAGCCCCTTTAAAACGGCTCAGGATGACTCCTGACGGGGTTGGCTTGCCCGATAAGTCACAAATTCGTGACCTTATTGGCGGTGAATATAGTCACTAATTTAGGAACATGTCAAATGAATCTTGCAGAGAAACTACGTGCGATACGGAAAGCTGAGGGACTAACACAAATGAAATTCAGCGAAATTAGCGGCATAGCGCAAGGAACAATCAAGAACTATGAAAGCGGTCAAAGTGATCCCGGCTTACAGATCGTCTTAAGGATTACGAACTCTCCTCGTTTTGAGAAATATGCTCTTTGGCTTATGACAGATAAAACCGCCCCGCAAGCTGGTCAGATCGCGCCGGCTTTCGCGCACAATGGGCAAGACGCAACAAAATCAGACCACTCCGAGAAGAAGATTGGTTAACGCTTTATAAGCATTACATTTTCACTATTTGTTACCAAGATAGTCATAACCCCACCGGAGGGCTTTCTTATGTCAATTAAGAAGCTCGATGATGGACGTTACGAAGTGGACATTAGACCGCGCGGGCGCGAAGGACGTCGCATTCGCCGGAAGTTTGACAGGAAAGCCGAAGCACTGGCTTTTGAGCGCTACACGCTGGCGAACGCACAGACCAAAGAATGGGCGGGGAAGCGAGCGGATCGTAGAACGCTTTCAGAATTGCTGGACGTATGGTGGAAGTATTACGGACAGAATCATGAGCGCGGAACGAAGGAATTTAATCATTTGCTAAAAACCATTGGTGATATGGGAGACATACCAGTTACAAGGTTAAGCAAAAGAACACTTATGGATTACCGTTCAAAGCGGCTTAGTGAGGGAGTCAGCGCATCGACGATAAACCGTGACATGTACCGCTTATCAGGCATGTTCACGAAGCTGATTCAACTTGAAGAGTTTGCTGGGGAGCACCCCATTCATGGTTTGCCACCATTAGCAGAGGCTAACCCTGAAATGGCTTTCCTTAACAAAGCAGAAATTGCGCTGCTGCTTAAGTCATTTACAGGTGATGATCTGCTGGTTGCCCTGCTGGGGATTAGTACCGGCGGGCGGTGGTCAGAGCTGGCAACACTCAAACCGGCACAGATAGTAAACGGACGCGTGACATTCCTGAAAACCAAAAACGGAAAAAAGCGCACTGTACCGATTTCTTCTGAGCTTGAATCGCTGATAAAGAAGAATGCCAGCGGGAATCTGTTCAACGTCGATTACGTGAGTTTTTGCAAGGTGCTGAAAATGGTTAAACCCGATATTCCTGCAAATCAGGCAACGCATATTTTGCGTCATACCTTCGCAAGTCATTTCATGATGAACGGGGGTAACATCATTGCATTACAGCAAATACTGGGTCATGCAAACATCCAGCAGACGATGACTTACGCGCATTTGTCACCGGAGTACCTGCAAAATGCCGTTGCATTGAATCCGCTTTCAGGAGGGATATCGCTGTAG